AAGTTGTACCAAGAGTAAAATCGGCAGAAGATATGATTGTGGAATTGGCAGTAAAGTTTAATGGATTAAAACTTACATTTTCAAAATCTGTAATATGACCAAATGTATCAATTGAGATATTTTTAGGATACGATAAATTTGGATTTGTTGTGCTGACTGCGTTTGATGTATCAGCATGACCAATGACAACATTAGCGCCTTGGTCGTAAACTGTTTGTGATACTGTAATACCGACCGTGTTCGCGACGGAAACAACGTATTCACCAATAGTGTCAATTCCAAGGACAACACTATCCGGAACGATTTGTGGTTTTCGTTCTGCTGGAGCTACAATAGGAGTGGATTGACCCTGTTTCGGTACAGCCTTAATCGAGCGGCCGCCACCGATTTTGACCTTTATGCTCACGAAACCTCCGTAATAGTTTCGACTACGATTGCTAGACCTTCAACTATTTTGGTTCGTTCTCCTGTTTGTTTTTCCATTACAACATCATATTGATATTTCCCAGGTGCTAGTGAATCAGTTTGTTGGTCAGTAAGTACCAAGGTGATGTCATTGTTTGCGACTTCAATATTAAAGTTGACTGCTGCTGTGGACGAATATACTTTTCTTATGCTGCTATAGAAATTATAAACAGAAATAGTTGCGTCATCATATTCGACACCCTCGTCATTAAACAGGTTCAGCTCGGTCCTGAAGTCCATTCCTTTATCGATGTATATGTTAGCTCTTGATGCCATGGTGATGAAACCTTTTTTAAATTTTTCTATTATTACCTTATTTATAAGATATGGCTACTCAAATGAAAAAGGACATTGTATAAAAATGCCCTTTTTGTTAATCAATTTTGAAATGATCTAGAGCAAATTATACTCCATAATATATTATTTCTTCAGTTGTTCAATCTCAGCTTTAAGTTCTTTGATTGCTTCAATCAGAACAGCTGTAATATTTCCGTATGAGATTGATTTGTATTCTCCATCAATTACTACCTCAGGTAAGAATTCTTCAACTTCCTGTGCAATTAAACCAATTTCCTTTCTGTCATTGTCAATCTTATTATAAGTTACACCTCTCAAATTATCAACTACATCGAGGGCGTGTGTTATTGTTTTAACATTCTCTTTTAATCTTTCGTCAGAGTTTGTTGTGACATTACCTGTTGCTGTAAAATCACCTGTTCCTGTATCAAATGTAAACCTTGTGGTTGTACCTTCACGCATATATAAATCATGGGATGCGTCAAAGTCAATATACATTGCAGTTCCATTATCATAAAACTGAACATCTTCTCCTGTTCCAAAGTATGCCGAACCGCCGCCACCGTTTGAGCCGTCTTGGAATACAAGCTTACCAGATGAAACTGTGTTTGTAGCTGTTCCATCGAACGAACCACCACCGCCTGACGGCCATGTTGTAATTGTTGAACCGTTCAGTGTTACTGAACCGTCGATGTTCAAGTTCTCAAGAGTTAATTCATCATCATCCGCGATATAGAAGAAGTTTTGTTGACCGCCTGGGTTTGGAGATGTAGTTCCATATAAAGGTCTTGCACCTGAGCCACCTTGAACCATTGTGACAAACATTGCTGTACCTTGTAATCCAGTTGTATGGATTGAAGCAACATCTACAGAAGCAGCACTACCTGATGGACCCTGTGTACCCTGAATAGATATACCTATAGGTCCTTGAATACCCTGAAGACCTTGTAATCCAGAACCTGTAATACCTGAAATACCTTGTGGACCAAACGGACCTTGAGGACCTTGGAAACCATTTGCACCTTGAGCACCAGGAGAACCTGTTGTACCTTGAGCACCCGCTCCAGCAGGACCTTGTGGACCAAGAGGTCCTTGGTCACCTTCATCACCAGTTATTCCTTGTGGACCAGCAGGACCAGTTGAACCTTGAGCACCTTCACTTCCGGAAAGACCAGCTTCACCTTGTGGACCAGCAGGACCTTGAGCACCATCTGCACCAGCACCTACAGGACCCTGTATTCCATCTTCACCTTGAGTACCTTGTGGACCGATAATACCTTGAGTACCTTGACCACCGCCGTCACCAGACGGACCTTGGAAACCTTGTGGGCCAATAGGACCCTGTGCGCCTTGTTCTCCAGCTCCATCATTACCTTGAACACCTTGATAACCTGAAGCACCTTGAGTACCCTGAACACCTTCTCCACCCGGATCTCCTGGGCCACCTTGAATACCCTGAATACCTTGAGGTCCTTGAATACCTGGAGCACCTGTTCCTGGAGGTCCTTGAACACCTTGGAAACCTTGAACACCTTGTAAGCCTTGAGTACCAGGTGCGGATTGTCCTTGAATACCAATTAAACCTTGAATACCTTGGAAACCAGTATCACCCTGGGCTCCTTGACCGCCTGTCCCAGGAACACCTTGGAAACCTTGAGTACCTTGGAAACCAGCAGGTCCTTGAATACCATTTCCGTCAAATCCTTGAATACCTTGGAAACCTTGTGGTCCTTGTGGTCCTTGGAAACCTTGAGTACCTGCTCCTGTAATACCTGAAATACCCTGTGGGCCTTGAGTACCTTGGAATCCAAATCCGTCAGAACCTTGTGGACCAGCAGGACCTTGAGTACCTTGTGACCCAGCACCGTCAGAACCTTGTAAACCTTGTGGACCAGCAGGTCCAGGTTGACCGTCTAAACCGGCAACACCTTGAGTACCGTCTCCACCGTCTGTACCTTGAGGTCCTTGAATACCTTGAACACCTTGGCCTCCGATTCCTCCAGCACCTGCGATACCTTGAGCACCGTCATTACCTTGAATACCTTGAACACCCTGTGCTCCAGAACCGCCAGGTCCTTGGAAACCTAAGTCACCTTGAAGTCCGACAGCACCTTGGGGTCCCTGAGCCCCTATATTACCATCATTACCTTGTAGTCCTTGAGGACCTTGGGGACCTTGAATACCAGGACCGCCTGTAGCACCCTGAGCACCCGCGCCAGTTTGACCTTGTAAACCTTGTAAACCTTGAATACCTGTTGTGCCTTGAACACCCTGTGGACCAGTTGCACCTGTTGCACCTGCATCACCAGTTCTTGCGAATGTAATTGTAATATCTTCGCCGTCAGCGAATGTACCATTACCACTTACATAAGCACAAGTAACATTGAAATATCCACTTAACTCTGCAAGAGCCGATATTGAGAAAATTACAAATATCTCTGGTTGTGATTTCTTTGTAATTTTGAAATGACCTTTAAGAGGACTTGTAGAGTCATCAATCGTTCTTAAGAAAGGTTGAATATCAATAAAGTTATCATCTCTGTCATCAATGTACATTGATGTAGCTGAAGAATAAGTACCGTTATTTAATTTAATCCAACCGTTACCACCAGGATCGTTATTTAAAGTACTTGAGTCAAAAGTGTAATCAAATGTAATTCCACCAAATGAACCTTCAGCACCTTGTAAACCTAATGTACCTTGTAGTCCTTGAGGACCTTGTACACCAGCACCTATTAAACCTTGTAATCCTTGGAACCCTTGAAGACCTGTTGCTCCTTGAATACCAGCAGGACCTCTTGGAATAAATGTAATTAATGTAGCAGGACCGTGAACTGCGTTAACTTGTGTTTGCCAACTTGATACATTACCGTCAACATAGTTAACATCAAAGAAACCGTAATTCTTAGCACCAGAATCCCAAGTCCAATCTGTAATTTCATAAACCATCCAATGGTGACCAGCAGGACCATTTCCATCTTCGTAATTACCTTCTTGTATTTTTAGATAACCTTTAACTGCACCTGGTTGCGCATCGATGAAATCTAAGAAAGCATCAATCTCTTGTGTATATTGGTCAGCAGGAATATCATCAAGTGTAATTAATGTAGCACTTGCTGGGTTAGCATTATTAAGTTTCCAATTATTTGTACCTGGGTCTGTACCTCCAACAATATTATTTGTGAAGTTCCATATCCACGTTAAGCCACCGTATTGACCTTGTTCACCTTGTAAACCTTGAAGACCTTGTAAACCAGTTGTACCTTGTGTACCCTGAATACCAGTAGTCCCTATAGGACCTTGTAATCCTTGTAGACCCTGTAAACCTTGGAGTCCTTGTGGTCCTTGAATACCTTGAGTACCCTGAATAGATTCGCCTTGTATACCCTGCAAACCTTGAAGACCTTGAATACCTGTCGTACCCTGCTGTCCTTGAACACCTTGAGTACCTTGTGGACCAAAGTCACCTTGAAGACCTTGTGATCCTTGTAAACCTTGAATACCTTGTTGACCGTTAGGAATAAAGTTGATGATAGTTGTATTACCATAAGTAGGTACAACACCTGTCGTCCAACTTGAACCTGGGCTTGCGTCGGTTCCACCTAAATTAGAAGCAGCAACGAAAGTAATATCAAAATGACCCCAATCTGCTCCTGTACCTGTTGGTGACCAAGTCCAGTTTGTAAAGTTATAAATTAAGAATTCGTAATCATCTGAACTTGTATCTTTATATGTTCTTACAAAAATTTGACCTTTAGGTTGAGATGTTAAACCATCCAAGAAGTCAAATAAACCATCTACTCTTCTTCCTGTATTTGTAAGATCATCAATATAAAGTTTATCCGCTGATGTTACATCTGCGTTATTTAATAACCATTGATTTAATCCTGGGAACCCTTCAGTCGTTGAAGAATTATAATCCCAGTCAAATGTTAATCCACCACTGAAACCGATATATCCTTGAAGACCATCATTACCTTGAACACCTTGGAGTCCTTGTTCACCCTGAACACCCTGTGGTCCTTGAATACCTTGAATTCCGGTAATACCTTGAGTACCTTGTGGTCCTTGAATACCTTGAGTACCTTGTGGTCCTGTTGAGCCTTGAATACCAGTATCACCTTGGATACCATTAATACCTTGAATACCTTGAGAACCTGTATCACCAACTCTTGTAAATGAAATGATACAAGCTGGGCTTGATGTTAATTCGGCAACAGTTACTGTTGAGGCAATATGATTAATAAAGAGCGTATGCCAACCAGTATTGTCGTTTATATTTGAAATTTCGTATGTGACAAATTTTTGATTGTCAGCAATGTTTGTAATTTGAATGATACCTTTAACAGATCCTACGACCGCATCAATAGAAGCAAATAATTCTGATAAGTCAGCACTATTCTTGGCAACATCATTAATGAATAAAGCTGTAGGTAAAGTTGCATCAGCATTATTAATTGCGAATTCGTTTGGACCTGGATTTTGAGCAATAACTCCAGTATCAAAATCAAACTCAAATGATACACCACCGTATGAACCTGTGAAACCTTGTAAACCTACATCGCCTTGAATACCCGTTATGCCTTGAATACCTTGTGGACCTGCACGTCCTTGTGTTCCTTGAATACCTAAGTCACCCTGAATACCCGTCGTACCCTGAACACCCTGTGGACCACGTCTTCCTTGAATACCTTGGAAACCTATTAGACCTTGAACACCTTGGAAACCCTGAACTCCGCGTTCACCTTGGAAACCACGGAATCCTCTTTCACCTTGAATACCTTCGTTACCTATTGTTCCTTGAACACCTTGAGTACCTTGAACGCCTTGGAAACCTTGAACTCCACGGAAGCCACCAATATTAACCCAATTGGTTCCATCGTAAATCCATAGAGTATCATCAGATTGGTCAATTACACCTTCACCGATGTTTGCTGATGGGAATGCTGTATTTAAACTAGATTGGTCGCCCGGTCCTACAATAGAACCAATGATTGTAAATCCTGGGCCGTAATCACCTTGAACACCTTGTGTTCCTTGAATACCAGTTGTTCCTTGAGTACCTTGAGGTCCTGTACCGAGAGGGAGCCAAGCAGTACCGTCGGAGTATCTTAACTCCCCGTTATCAGCATAAATTACCGCACCTTCAAAAGGTACTGGGTCAAGCTGAACCGGAAAAGTTTGAGGTACGCCGTGTCCGACTACCTGTGCTTTTCCTGATAATGTTCCAAATCTGCTGGCCATCTAGTTTATTTCCTTAAAAATCAGTTTTATTAATAATATATTTATATGTATTAAACAACATCGTCTTCTTCTGATTGGCCTAAAGTAAATGATAATGTACTATGTATTGCTAAATCAGCATCAGCTTTCGCCTCAAGTATATCACCTGACTTTAAAAATTGTCCATTCAGAGGAATTGGTATTGTGTCATATGCAGGTACTGGTAAATTACGAATAATGTAATAAGTAACATTTTCATCATAACGATATACCTGTACATCACACCTTACTGTTGATGATGTCGTATTACATAATACTAAAGGTGAGATAATTTCACCTACACCTGGCTCAACCGTTGTAGACCCACCGAATACTAGTTCAGGAACTTCATAATTTGGTACATTTATGATTTCCTGCCAGTTAGTCGATAGGACAAGGTTCTTAGCAACTGGTTTTGCGTCAGGTGCTTGAGAAGTTTGTATAGTTGTAATTGGCATTTTATTTTATTCCTATCTTATGTTAAACTACCGCCCTACTGTTCGAAGCACGTCTTGCGAGCTTTCTTACAGAGGAGGTAAATGGTCGGCCTTCAATACGACCTGTTCGTCCGTTAATTCTCAGTCCTCTTGCGAAGTACTGGTTGTTCAATTCGTCAGCACCTGACCATCGTATTCTACCACCATCTTCATTTAGTACTGAAGCAATCGCTGATATAGCTGAACCTAAGTTTCTGAAGTTCAGAGGTAGAGCATTTCTGTTAACACCTGCTGATGCACCGTTGAACTGGTGAGCAATGGATTCAACCAATGATCCGAATACTAATGTATTAGGTCTCAATACATTGTCTTTCAGACAGTCATTAAATAGACCTTCAATCATTGCAGAGTGATCTCCATCAGGTGATAAGTTATTCACAAGATATGTTCTCATTCTGTCCCATGATCCTGTAAATGCATCCAATAAGTCAGTATTATTTGGTCCTGCATTTACAAACTGAATACCATTCCAATAATATATATCACCGGCATAGAAGTTTGTTGAATAATCAGTCGCAACAATATATGCCCAGTTTGGTTTCATTCCTGTAAGACTTCCTAAATCAGCAACATCATTTACTGAACCTTTGTATTTCAATCCTTGAATAGGTGCATTAAATACTGGGAATACATGAGTACCGTCATAGTTAAATAACGATGATGTAAATGTTCTTACTGCATTCTGATTACCGTTTGTTGTATAACTTGGAACAGGTACTTGAAGATCTTCATATTTGAAGTCATTCATTACTGCAGTTAATAAGTTACTTGCATCACGTCTTGTTAAATTAATATCAATAAAGTCGTAAGTAGCATTAACGAATCTTACGGTATCTTTCTGTAAATTCTTTTTCCTTTGCTCAATAACATTTAGAGCATCAGTGAATGTTGCTACACTGTATGTGTAATCTGGTTCTTCCTTAACTGGTAAGTATTTAGTATCGTTATACAATTGTGTATTATAGAATATGTTAGCAAGTTTTTCTACTTTCTTACTTTCAATTTCTGTTCCTAACTCACCAAGTATTTTTTGTTTTGGATATTCGCCTATTACGATATCTTTACAAATTCTACCTAACTGACGATATGATCTTGCTGTTGGTATACGTTGGTCTTCAGGCAATCTGTAAATTTGATTCCAGAAGTAGAAATCAGCATTCCATCTTGAAGCAGTATTACCACCGTAGTTTAAGTCGAAGCTGAATGCATCAAGTAAGTAACCAGTATCTCTTCTACATTTTGCTTTATTATAATCCAATACGTTAAAGTTATTATTAATAAATTCTGTTACATCAGATGCAAGTTCTTCAGAATTATCATCAATTGTAATCACTGCGGCCGATAGTTCAGCTGCAGGCCATGTTGCGGTTGAAGATAGAGCAGGTAATTTATCAAGATCGTTATCACGAATTGATGTTTCAACATATCCAATTAAATCGTGAACTGTTGTTCCTTCAGCGGCTGTTGCTGCGGTACCTGAAACATCTTGTTGTAATAATGTATATGTACTTGCATTCGTTACAGGAATTTCTTGGACCACTTGCTCGACCGCATCTCCTAAGAACTGATAAATGTCAGCAGTTTGTGTTCTTGTATCTGCAGGTAATACAGATAGTCCATTTTCAAAATAAATCTGGGCAGCAATTCTTGTTGCATAGTTTGTATCATGCTGAACGTCATGTGATACCGCATCAATTAAATACCCAACATCCCTTCTACATTTTGCTTCAGGGAAACTTAAACCGTTGAATGTTGTAGATAAGTAATTGATTACACCTTCTGAATAGTTATCAGCCTGTCTTTCAACCAATTCTTTAGATGTGATATAATTAGTACCCATCCAAGTTTGTTGAATATCAATTCTTTCAGGAATTGTGTTACGAACTTCTGTTGCATCATCAACACCGTTGGCAATTATTTCAGCAAGTTGTCTTGCAGCAATACAAGTATCAGGGTTTGCACCATGTACCGCAAAGTCCTGAGACTCTGATGTTTGATATGAATTCATACCATTCCAATATTCGTATTTTGTTAAAATATCACCTGTGTAGAATTTCCCTGTTCTTGGGAATTCAGTTGTTGTAATTGATTTACCACCAACAACATGTTCAATAATTTTTGACATATGTAAATATGCATCTTTTGTTTTTTGTCTTTGCTCAATTGGTAAACCTGTATTAATGCCGTTTGTGAAATACATATTAACTGTATTTACTGTTGCCGCATTTCCACCGTATTGAATGTCATGTGAAATTGCATCAACAATATAACCAACATCTCTTCGACATTTTGTTTCATTGTATGGTAATATTTCAAAGAATTTAGATAGATGACTTATTACACCACCTTGAACTGTTTTCTTAACACCGAGGATTTCAGAAACCGCATTGCTATTAGTTGCATTGTATGCAGTTACATCAGGTCCTACTTGAATAGGATTCATAAGTAATGTATTATTTTCAATTGAACCGGCAACGATATCGAATAATCCTTCCACTTCAGCGGCTGTTGCTGCTCCTGCTGAACCTGCTGTGATATCTTGAGTTACGGCATTACCTACAGATTTCAATCCGCCGATGTCTGTATCTAAACAAATTAATTCAGCACAATCACCTATATGAGCAAATGCATCTGCTGTAGGTTGTCTTTGGTCAACTGGTAATACTGATACTGCATTTTCAAAGTAAAGTTTTGCATCATTGATTGTAGCAAAGTTTCCACCAAACTGAGCATCAAATGAAACTGCATCAATTAGATATCCTAAATCTCTTTCACATTTAGCAACATCGTATGTTAGTGACGGTCTATTTACTGCAAGCCAAGCTGTGATTTCAGCTTGTAAGAATGCTTTGTTATTTTGTAATTGGTTTCTTGCATTAAGTCTGTTGAAACTTGGTGATACTGATGTGTAATCAATTACATCGGCATTACCTGAACCGTTCGTCATGATATCAATGATTTCATTGAATGAATCCAATGTTCTTTGTTTCATTGTTGCATCAGTAACAGCAGCAACAGTAATATCTCTTGCGTACTCAACCGCTTTAACTGTTTCTGATAATTGTTCGTTAACTACTGCATCAGCACCGACCGTACCAATTCTATATGCAAGTCCGTTAAATACTGCATTGAAGTTAGCACCTGTTAATACATCGTTAGCAACTGCATCTAAGATAAGACCAATATCTCTCTTACATTTATCTCCATCAAATGCAAACCAACGATCTTTAATATATCCATCCACTTCTTCAATGATAAATTGTCTGTTTCTTTGTAATTGTTTTCTTGCTAATGTTCTGTTAGGGTCAAACGATGCTTTAACAACCGTAGGCATTTCAGCATCTTCAATGTTAACATTATCAACCAACTCAGCAATAGTATTAATTAAATCATGAACAGAAGTACCTGTTGTAGCATCAGCAGGTGTACCTGTTGTATCTTGGGTTAGTGAATTACCTGTTGTTGGTGTATGAGCAACTTCTTTAACAATCTTTTCAGCAACATCTGCTAAATGTGCAAATGCCAATTTAGTTGGAATGCGTTGTTCGTAAGGTAAGATACTAATTGATTCTCTTAAACCTGATACATTAGCAGTATCATTATAATCAGATAATGTTTTAAATTGACCTTTAACTTCAATCGGTAATACATTAGTGGATCTTAACTGTTCATAATCTGCAGATTCACCTTGGAATCTCTTGAAGTAATACTCAAAGATTTCAACAGTATTTTCATTTCCGCCGTATTCAATATCTCTTGATACCGCATCAACAATTAATCCAACATCTCTTGTACATTTTGCTTTGCTATAAGGCAATCCGTTATGTTCTTGTCTTAAGTAATCAATAACCGCTTCTTGTAGATTTTCTGTAATACCATCAAGTACATTCACAGCAGATTCCATTCCGCTTTCGACGATAGGCTCAACGTAAGCAGGTAAATGATCCCTATTCTTATCTCTAATAACTTGAGTTGTAATATTAATTCCAGATCTTACAGATTCCCCAACTTCAACTCCTGCATCGGACAATGTTTGATTCTGAGAAACAGCATTTCCTGTTGTAGGTGTAACTGCAATATTTCTTACAATGTCATAAGCAACATTTGCGATATGTTCCCAAGTTTTTGCTGTTGGTAAAATTTGTTCTTCAGGTAATACTGCGATTGCATTATCGTAATACATTCTTGCGAAGTTAACTGCTGCAGCATTTGAACCGTGTTGAATATCCCAAGAGATAGCATCAGTTAAGTAACCAGTATCTCTTTCACATTTAGCAACATCGTATGTTAGCGATGGGAATGTTTGTGCGATATAGGCAGTTACTTCTGCTTGTAAGAATGATTTGTTTAATTGTAATATCTGTCTTGCGATTGTATGATTTGCTGATACAGAGTTAGTACCAAATGTTAATATATCAGCAGCGGTTTCAGTGTTTTGTAAAATATCAATAATTTCGGCAAAGGCAGCATCAGATCTTGTTAACGCAGTTCCTGTAACTGCTGCCTGAGCCGCAGCTTTTGTTTTTAAGAAATTAATCGCAGCAACGGTTTCTGTTAACTGTTCGTTAACTACCAATTGAGCACCAGCTCCACCTAATCTATATGATAGACCATTGAATACTGCATGATAATTTGAACCTGATGCAACATCTCTTCGTACTGCATCAAGAATTAAACCTGTATCTCTTGAACATTTTTCTCCATCAAATATGAAGTAGTTATCATCAAGATATGCATTAACTTCAGCAGCTAAGAAATCTCTGTTAATTTGTAATTGTTCTCTTGCGTATTGACCTTGAGAATTATAACTTAGTTTAGTTACTGCATCTGTTGTCACCGATACAAACGTATGGGCTCCACCAGAACCTGTTCCAACATTAACTGTAATATCATCTCCAGCAACATTTGTGATTGCCATTGGCATATTATAATTACCATCACCTTTTCTTGGATATGAATGTTCAGTTGCATCACTATCTAAAGAACAAGTAAATGTAAAGCTGTATGGAGCAAATTGAATCCAATCAGATGTTGTTAAATCATGCCCAGGAATAGTCACTACTGATATTCCAGTTGCTGGGTCATAAGTAGCAGTAGTTGGTGTATAATGTTTAACGTGTGATGCAGGGTCAGTAAATACTAATGCATCAGAATCTATTGCTCCAACATTTGCTCTAACGAATGTATGGACCCCACCAGCACCTATTCCAACATTCATTGATATTGTATCAGAGGTAACCGACAAGATTCTTACAGGTGTCTTATATGCAGGATGGTGAGATTCTGGATAAGCATGTTCTGTTGCATTTCCGTCTTGAGCACAAGTAAACACAACCGATTCTGGTTTAATCTCTACATAATCACCAGCAACCAAATTGTGTTGTCCGATAGTAGCAACAAAATCTCCAGTTGCCGGATCGTAGGTTGCGTTTGTTGGTGTATATGCCGAGATATATTTTGCAGTTTTAATATTGTTAGCAGTTGCTGATACAAATGTATGAACTGATACATCAGATGATGGACCAACATTAACTGTAAATGTTGTTGGAGTTACTGCAGCAACTACAACTGGTTTCTTGTATGCAGGATGTTGTCTTTCTCCTGTAATTGCACCTGTGACTGCTGATACAAATGTATGTACTCCGCCTGAACCTATTCCTACATTACAAGTAATAGTTGTACCTGTGACTGATGTTAAAGCAATCTTTTTCTTGTAGAAAGGATGATGTGGTTGTGGTGCAGAAAGTTCAGTAACATTGCTATCGGAGTCGCATGTAAATACAATACTATCTTGGGCAATCTCAATGAAGTCACCCGCTTGTAATTTATGAGTACCAATAGTTGCGGTAAAGATTCCTGTTGAAGGATCGTATGTTGCATTAGTTGGTGTGAAACTTGTTATTGTAGTTGTTGGGTATGTATGTTGTGTTGCATTACCGTCAGAAGCACATGTGAATGTCATACTATCAGGTGCAATGATTACTTCATCACCAGGTTGTAAATCGTGTGAACCAATTGTGATTGTTGTTAAACCACTTGCTGGGTCATAATTAGCAGTTGTAGTAGAATATGTTTTATTCGCACTGTTTAATATTCCAACCATTTTATCAAATGAAACTGCCGCTCTATGGTCAGATGCATTATCTGTAATGGTTGCTAATACTTGAGATTTTAAATTATTGATAGCACCAGTTGTTTCTACTAATTGGTCATTAATTACATTATCAGTAAGTGTAGTACCTGCACGATATGCAATACCTGTTTGAATTGCATTATAGTTTGTTCCTGTTAGAATATCTCTTTCAACTGCAGGAACAATATAATCTTCAATATCTCTCTTACATTTATCAGAATTATATCTGAAGTAATTTTCATCAATATAGCCTAAGACTAGTTCTTGTAAGAATTCTCTATTGGATTGTAATTGTTGTCTTGCACTTCTCTTATCAGCAGGAATACTTGAAGAATCACTCCATGTAATTGCTGAACCTAATATAGATACTGCATTTGGTAATGCTTCAACAAATGTATGAGTATCAATTAAATCGGATTTTCCAACATTAACTACAATCTTGGTATCAGTAACTCCGATAACCTCAATAGGCGAACCATTGGCTGGGTCAGAAGCTCTTGGGTACGCATGTCTTGTTGTATTATTATCTCTGTCACATGTAAAGATTAGACCACTTTGTTTAAGAAGAACCTTTCTTCCTTTAGTTAGTCCATGACCTGTACCGAGTGTGATAACTGATAAACCGGTAGATGGGTCATAAGTAGCGGCAGTAGGTGTAAACTGAGTTCCTGAATTTTCTAGGATAGTAATAATTTCTTCAAATCCTTCATCCAATTTTTCAGATGCAAGATATGAATCCCCATCAATCAATTCATTTACTTGGTCCTTTAATCTCTTGTAAGCAGCAACAGTTTCGTTATTTTGTTGTTGAACAACTTTAGCTGCTGTTGCCATATAATAAGCACGACCTGCAGTGACAGCATTATAGTTTGTGTCAAATTGCATATCGTTAGATACGGCAGGTAAAATATAATCTTGTACATCTCTACGGCATTTTGCTGAATCGTACGCATAGAACTCATCGTTGTTTTCAATCCAATCAATAAGCTCATCAGCAATAAAGGATTTGTTGTCTTGTATTAATGTTCTAGCAGCAGTACGAGGAACTGAAGTATCTTGCCATACAATTCCATTCATATTCTCTTCACCGTATTCTAAGACATTTAGAAGCTCAGCAAAGGAGGTTTCAATTCTTGTGTTAATTTCTGAATTCGCATTAACGAATACTTCTTTTGTTCTATCTCTTAAATATTCTAATGCACCTTTTGTTTCTTCAAGCTGTTCACCTGGTACAACATAACTGATTGGAGACCTATAAGTAATACCTGCTAATCTACCCCAATAATTTGTATCAAGAGCAACATCGTATCCTGTACCATCAAGAACAATACCTGCATCTCTTAAGCATTTTTCTGAATCGTATTGCTTATATCCTAATCCACCATTTGCTGTATTGGCTGTTAAGTAACTAACCATATCATCAATAATATCATCTTTATTAGAATCAATTGTATCAGCGAATGCAGTATTACCAATAATTGTTGCTGTTGTTGATTTTGGAGCAAAGAAGTTTGTAGTTCCTTTTGCTCGCATTGAGATATCACCGAACTGAGTACCTGAGTTGTTCAGCGTCATCTGACCTCCGTTCAGAGCATAGAATGCACAACGAACAAAGATGGACAATGAACCAATACCGTTAACACCAGCACCGTCTCTTGCTACATAACCGATACCGTTCTGTGAACGAGGCGTGAAACCAAAACATAATACATATGTATATAGTGAATCAGTATCAAGTACACGTCTGTCAGCAAGTACACAACCACCGCCTCGACCAACCTCTCTGTTAGGGAAGTCGTCAATTCCAATTTCTTGAATAACAGCAGTACCACCAGATTCAGCAGTAATTGTATCTCCTACAGAGAATCCTTGATTATTCTTTAAGTTCCTTACATGAATTTTACTATCTGAAGCAATTTCAGAAATATAAGATACATAACCGATAGCACCTGATGAGAATATAATTTCATCATCAATCGCAAACTTGGTAGGATCTGAAATACTAGTTAAAGTAAATTCTCTACCTAAGTCAGCAAGAGTACCTTTTGAGTTGTAAGGATTCAAAGGTGGTTCAACATCAGCACGTAAGAAGTTTGATAACTGTGAACTATCTCTTAAGTACGGTGAACGCAATAACTTAGCACCAGGACGATACGCAACCGCGAATCCGCCTTCTGGGAAATCAAAGTTATCAACTTGGAAATTCTGATATGCAAATCCTTGAGCATAACAACCAGAACCTACAAGAATACCATTATTATTTTCATAACCTTTTTCTAATTCGATGACCGTCGCATACTGTCCTGATGTGGAAGTAATTGAACAGTCATCAGGTAACTGCAGATTACCTTTTGTATAATATGTTCCTGGTCCAACTGAAATATGAACAGAGTTATTAATTGCGTTACGATTTAATTCGCCACCTGCTTTTTCTAAACAAAGTTCAAATGCTTTTTCTAATGTTCTAACAGGTTGTAATTGAGTACCTGGGTTATCATCATTACCTGAACCTGCATCAACGTGGACCTTTAATGCCTGTGCTGTTTTCTTAGATACTTCGTCGAATAGTTGACCGAAGTTAATTTGTTCTGTATTACCTGTCTTTTCGTTACGAATAGCAAAATAGGATTCATCATCCATTGGTGCTTCAAATTCTGTATTAATATCCATGTCGAAGTCGACAAGATTGGATTTATTAATTACGCCACCGTCAAAGGTTGAACCTGATATTCCACCATTTTCAAACGTTGAATTGTTTGCACCTAAACCATCAGCAGTTGAACTTCTGATTTGCATGTTGGTTGCGACAACACTATCCATTGTACCTGTGAATGAGGTATTAGAAATAGTACCATCACTGAATAGTGAATCATCAATTGTTGAATTAGTTAATGTGACATTGTTGCCTGTGCCATCATTAAATTCAGAATTTGTTATAATAGTATTATTAGCGGTTGAATCTGTAATCGCAATATTATTTGCTGTACCGTTAAGGATAGTATTATCTGTTAATATAGAATCAGAAACAGTTCCGTTAGCATATGCAGAGTTGCTGATATCTAAATTAATACCAGTAACTGTATCCATCGTACCATTATTAAACTCGGAAGTTTCAATAACTGTGTCGTTAATTGTTCCGTCAGAAAAATCAGATTGAGTAATTGCTACGTTGTTAGCAGTTCCGTCATTAAACTCAGAACTTGTTATGATTGTGTTATTTACTGTTGAATCTGTAATCGCAACATTATTTGCTGTACTGTCATTAAGTTCTGAATTCGTAATAATAATGTTGTTGGCAGTTGAGTCTGTAATAACAAAATTATTAGCACTACCATCACGTAGTGTAGTATTTGTGAATACGTTATTATTACCTGTACCATCAGAAAAGTCAGATTGTGTAATTGTAATGTTGTTGGCAGTTGAGTCAAGTAGTGTTCCAAATTGGAAACTACTGTAAGTCATTGTAATATTATTGGCAGTACTGTTTGTGATTACGGTATCATCAATTGAACCGCGAATAAAATCGGTATCTTCAATTTCAGAATTATCTATCTCAACGTTATTTAATCGTGAGTCAGACATAACCACACCGGAGATTGTTCCACCAGTGATGTTTATTCTAGAAAAGATTTCGTATTGAATTGCTTCAACTAATTCCTTCCTAGTTATATTACTTGTGCCGTCGTCTCCTTGAACAAGGTTGACGATTACGAACAGGTCTTCAGGCCTGGTATTGGCACCGGTAATCGGAGGTAATTCTGAAATTTTTGCCATTTACTGTTTCCTTTTGGTATTACTTATTATTTATAAGACCAAACTCAAATTATCCGTCGTTATTTAGACGGTTTTCTAAATCTTTTACCTTTTCACTCAATTCTTTGATTGCGTTAACGAGTACTGGCACAATCTGCTGATATCTCACTGCTTTGTAAGTATCATCCTCCATTTTAATATCATAAACCACTTCTGGTAAAATCTGTTCTATTTCCTGAGCAATAACACCCGGAAGTATATCCTCAGGTCTGTCCTTATAATTAAATGTGAACGTATTAATATTTTCTACTTCAGCTAAACCTTTAGCATAAGGAGTAATATTTTCTTTTAATCTTTCGTCTGATGCAGAGCCAAATGTTGTTACGTCACCTGTAAAGTGTGCATCACCTTCTGAAGTGATATATGCCTGTATTACATTTGACCCATCTCTTAAAACAAGATTGGCATTTGTAACTCTTAGGTCATCGGTAAATCTACCATAACCGTTAACATCAATTCCGCCAGCATTCCAAAGTAGTACTTCTTTATCAGTACTTGCTGTTTCAGTTTTTAATATTCCAACTGGAGACCCAGCAGTTTGCTTACCTGCGAGGTATGCCTTATCACCAACATCAACAGAACCTGCTAAAATATATGAATCACCTTCATAAGAAGTAAGTTTACCAGCTCCGTCAAATGATATTACTCCACCTGAAGAAATGGCAATACCATCTCCACCTGTAAAGGCTGCTCTTGCTCTTGCATCTGTATAGTATAAGTTTAATGTTCCTTCTTCAATGTCATCAGAATTTAAACCTGAACCGCCACCACCTAATGAAATTGTATTCGCAGAAATAACATCAGTAACAATTAAGTTAGGAACTGTTAAAGTACCTGCGACTGATAATTCAAATTTAGATTGACCTGTTCCTGTGTCAATAATAAAATGACCAGGATTTGAACTTTCTAATCCAACGTCCCAAGATAAACTTCCGTCTGTATATCTTGTCTGACCACCAGTTCCTGCGAAAAGGAAAGTAGCAGTTGTAGCAGATGTACCTGTAATTTGTATTGGATCTTGGAAATTAATTACACCACCCGAAGAAGAACTTATTTGGTCGGATGATAGTAAAGTACTTGCGATTAAATTAGTAGATGTAAAATCACCGACTAAAGTTGCATCCCCTGTTGTGGTATCTCCACCTGAAGAGGCCGTAATAATGTTATCTCGTAATTCTTCAACAAGATCATTAGTCTTATTAAACCAATTCTGAAAGGTTTGTGTTGTATTAATTGTGCCTATATTACGAGCCATCTTATCTTTCTTCCAGTTTTTCTATTCTTTCGTAAATATCAACTATGCTTTTTTTGATATCGCATAAGTCCTG